TCACTCCTTCTTCAATCATTTCGCTAATCTTTGTGATCATCTGCCTCAGTGCATCGTCACTCATGTATTTCCATTGATCAAGATAAAGCCCGTAAATCACTCCTCTAAGATGGGATTGTTGAACATCTCTTACAATTATTTTATTATTCACATGAACATCGTAAAGGTCTTTAGTCAAAATGTAGTTCCTTTCTTAGATATTTTGCATCATCATTGCTTAAATCTGCTGGATCACCAGAACCAATATTCACTATTTCTACTGTTTTAACAAATGGTGAAAGACGTCTTGCGAGTGAAAGCGCTCTCTGTTGTGCATTTTCTTCAGCATCAAAAATAATAAAAATTCGCTTCAATTTTCTTTTGATCAGTTCAACAACCTGACCTTCAGAAAAGCCAGTTCCCATTAAAGCGATTGCGCCATCTCCAAGTCTCCATGCATCAGTACAACCTTCAACAATCATGGCTGAATCTCTCACAGAGTCAACATTGTAAAGCCATTCGCTTTTCGGTTTAATCGCTTCATTATCGCTACATGAGAGATAGCGCAATTCGCTTTTCCCTGTAATGTCTCTTGCCGTGAATCCTACAGCATAGCCTGACATGATCACCGGAATTATCAGACGGTACTTATAGCGACTGTATACCTCCGCTTGCATGAGAGAGTATTTACTTTCTAATGATACACTAAATCTTCGATTTTCGAGATAGTTTTTGTAACTATCCGTTAATGGTAGGAATTTCGACAGGATGTTTCCATTAACTAGTCTTCGCTCTGTCTTCTCTTCTACGATTAATTCAAGTGTTTCCTCGACTTTAAGAGCTTCAGAGTATGAGCATTGTGATAATTCTTTAATAATCTTCGTGAGAGATTTTCCACCACAACGCCAACATATTGTCTTACCTGTCTGGAGATTTAGGCTGAGATGATTTGACTGGTCGTTACAAAAAATACATTTCATTGAAATAGAATTTCTTCCAGTATTCTTACCTTTTGTATAATATTTGATCCCTAGATTATCAAAGTATTCAGTAATTAGCATTGTTGATCCCTGTTTTATATAATGATTCCCAATAATCCCTATTATAATTTGCCTTTGAATTACAGGAAAAGCATAATGTGATAAGATTATCGTAATGGCAATTACTCTTATCGTAATTTATATGATGAATCGCAAGTCTTGAAGATTTTTTATTACAATTGGGATTTTGACATTGAAAATTATCTCTTTCTTTAATAAATTCTTTATATTCTTTATTGCCCCATTCATAACAATATGGTTCGGTTGAAATCCCTCCCTTCCAATTTGGAGCTAGATGTCCTGTCATACACATAGCATGTAAGGTATATCTACATTTCTTGCTACATGTTTTTCTTTTTGAATTAATAGGTAAGGACATTTCATTTTTACAAATTTCGCAATAAATAATTTTTCTACCTTTCCAATTAGGATTTTTATCTCCAGATGTTCTCAACGAAAGGGCTTTTCTTTCTTCGTCTGTAAACTCTCTACCATAATTTGGATTTTTCTCACCTAATTTCGAGTCTGATAATCTACGTTTAGTTAGTTCACTTCTTTTCATTCCTGTTAAAGCAAGTGATAATTTTTTCTTTGATAATTCAGTTGTTGACTTTCCCTTCCAGTTTGGATTTTTATCACCTAACCTAGCCAGTGACAATTTCTTTTTGGCTTCTTCTGAAAGTTTTTTTCCTTTTCTAGAATTACTCATCTTATTTCGAGTTTCTTCTGAAAGAACTCTACCAGATTTTTTATTCATATATTTTTATCTTTGACTGATCTCCACAAAATGGGCATGTAATGTTTAAACAGTTTCTAGCTACATTTTTTCCTTTCAGCCAGTATCTTACTCCGAGTGAGTCAAAATAATCAGTAATTAACATTATTCATTAATATCTCCTCATTGTGTGACCTATATGCCAACCACCACAAAAATCACAACGATAAACATCAAGACTTCGACCATCGAATGACATTTTAAAAACTTTTGACCTTGCCTTTTCTCTTGAAAGATAGCGAATTTTCCCATCGCAAGATTTTCTTCTCATCGCTCTTTTGCTGCTCATATTGGCCTTTCTATTCTTCAAGTTGATATTGAACAACCTTTGCTTTCACAGCTTCATATTGCTGTTCCAGCAAATATCGAATATCTCTTGAAATTTGAACTGCTGCTTTGCCTTTCTCCCAAACATACACTGCTTGAACTGACTTTAAATCGACTAAAACTGGAACTGAATTTTCTCCATCAATTTTTGATGAAAATTCTGTAAATCTTTGCTTTGCCATATTAATCCCTTTCGTTTATATGTTGCGTTCATCAAGAAGATGCAGTTTTAATTTTAGCTTACCGTCATAATGGCTATAAAAAATTTCTGTTTTAACAATATGTAACGGGATGTTTTCTGTAAAAATTGAGTTGATCATTCCTCTCGCATAGTCATCTAAGTTGTGCATATCAATGTATGTATCGTTGATATATAGTCCAACTTCTGAATGTTGCTTTCTAATCAATGCCATCATTTCTGGACCAAGAAAGCCACATCGATCTTCAAATGGATCTTCCTTTGGTTTAATTTTAGCCATTTATTCTCTCTCCACCCAATCTGAGTCAAGTATCATCTGGCCACAGTCAAGTTGTTGTAACACAACTACTTCAGCCAGTGGGTTAAATGGTTTAAAACGGTGAGCGACAACATTAAACCTTTTTGCATGTAGATCCTTTTCACTATCGGTCTGCATTATACCAATGACAATAGTGGGGTGGGCATATACGGCTCGGCTCGATTGAGAGGCATCGCCCATTCTTGTACTTGACTTTTTTAGAACATCCGTTTTTACCTGTGATGCAGTTATAATTAAACAATGTCTTTCTGTGGCTAAACCAGCAAGTTTAAGCAAGGTCTTATCTAGCTTACTTTCTTCATTACCGTTTTCCGCTTCTCTCTCTGCTCCCATGATTGTTGCATAATCGACTGTGATGACGCTAGGAACAAAACCTTCACTATATTCCAGAATATCTAGCGTCTGTTTAATGTCGTCAATATTTGCAGATCCTCTCGGCAAACATTGAATACGCACAAAGTCGCCATACATCTTTGTTAGTGCTGAAGTTCTCTTCTTTACAAATCCTTCAGAAATTGGTTCTTTATTTATGGATTTAAACCAAATCTCCTGTTTGTAATGATGCTTCATTTTAGGATTAAAACGACAAACATCACACGGTTTATATCCATCTGGCGTAAATGATGGGTTCTTTGGTTTCTTAGACTTGTAAAGCTGGATATGGTTCACACGTTGACTAAGTTCGCATGTGTCGATTTGATTATATAGACAGTCAAAGTAAGGATAAAGAAACTCTCCCGACTCGTCATTTCTTGGCGAACCTGTCACTCTCTGCCAATACCGTTCAGCAAGTTGTTCCGATGTCATTTCAAAATTAAAGCCGACAGACTTTATTCGATTTTGTGCTGCGAGAAGTCTACATTCATCCAGTGCGTGAGTTTTACCCATCTTAAATGGAGCTTGAAACACTACAAGATAGCCACGGCAGAACCATCCAAGTAACTCACCAAGTACTCCAGGAAATTTAATTAATCGGTCTTTCTCCTTATCTTCGTTAAAGACTTTTGAGATGTATTCTGGATCGTTTGGATTCACGCACTTATTTGTGTCCTTTAAGACTTTCTTATATTCAGCCATCACTCGTTCTGCTTCGTCAATTCGATCAATCGTCAGCAGAGATTTTATCTGTTCATTTGAATGCTCTAAAGCACGTTTGCGAAAATACAGCAGTGCTTTATCAAGATAGTATTTCTCGTTAAAATCCTCCTCGTATTTATCACTTAAATCCTGGAGAAACATGGTTACAAGTGAAAGTTCTTCGTTATTTAGATTCGCTTTATATACATTATACAGGTCGGTGATGTTCTCTTTTGGAGCTTCGTTATAGTTTGTAAAATACTCGTGAATCCAGTCAAGAACATAACGTGCGTATGGTGTTACAAAATACTCTTTTTTAGCGATATGAAATATTTCTTTAAGAAAGGTTGTTGAAGTTATCATGGATATGAGAATTTGCTTCTCGTCATCAACGGTCACTCGCTTTCTTCTGAGTTGCAATAGTTCACCTCATTCTACATTTGAGAATAAAATCGTAATTCACAAAACTAGATTTGTACACCATAATGATAGAACAGTTGGAAAACTAAATTTATATTCAACTTCTATTAAAAAGCTCATAAAAGTCATCATTGCACACATAAACATGAGAATTTTTATGTGAGATGGCATTGTCACTCCCTTTCTCTTTTTCTACATGATGCTTCTGAGTTACAATGTTGTTCCTCCAAGCCATAAAGTTGCTCTGCAAGCGAATTACAATGATCAATTACAAATTCAAGAGTTTTTATAGTTCCTTCATTGTATAAATTAGCAAACGAAATTCAATTCTTATTTTTAATT